GATGTGAAGCTCGTGACGAGTTGGCAGGGATGGCTGGACTCGAACCAGCGAGTGAGGGAGTCAAAGTCCCTTGCCTTACCACTTGGCTACACCCCTATATCGCAAGAGACGAAAAAAGCGAGGGGCCGGAGCCGCAGCTCCGGCCCCTCCGCCTATGTTATGGGGTGGGTAAAGGGACTCGAACCCTCGACACCCGGAACCACAATCCGGTGCTCTAACCAACTGAGCTACACCCACCATCTCGGATGACTGTGAAAGGAACCGCTTCAGCGCCCGACTTCTGAAGCAGTGGCACGCCTGAAGGGACTCGAACCCCTGACCCACTGCTTAGAAGGCAGTTGCTCTATCCACCTGAGCTACAGGCGCGTATGGAGCGGGTGATGGGAATCGAACCCACGCGACCAGCTTGGAAGGCTGGGATTCTACCATTGAACTACACCCGCATGGACAGCGTGTTCCTCTCACATCGGCCAGGAAATCATAACATGGAATGCAGAGGTTTGTCAATCCTTTTTTTAATTTTTTCTCCCGGAGCGAAAATTTCCCCGGCGGGGCGTCCAGCCCCGCCGGCGGAGTCCTCAGCCCAGGGCCGCGTCACAGAAGCCGCAGCAGTCCACGCCGCCAATCCTTTTGACCAGAGGGGGCAGGTAGTGCTCCGTTTGGGTGATGCAGCGGGGATTGCGGCAGATGGGGCGCGTGCCGATCTCCACTGGAGCGGGGTGCTCGTCCCGGGGCTGGAGGGCCAGGTGCTCCAGAAGGGCCATGCGGGCGAACATCCCATACCGGGCCTGCTGGAAGTAGACGGCGCGGGGGTCGTCGTCCACGTCCACTGTGATCTCGTCCACCCGAGGCAGGGGGTGCATGACCAGCATATCAGGGCGGGCCCGCTCCAGCTTGCGGCGGGTGAGGACATAGATGCCCTTGTTGCGCTCGTACTCCAGGGGGTCCACAAAGCGCTCCTTCTGGATGCGGGTCATGTACAGCACGTCCAGCTGAGGGATGACCGCCTCCAGGCCGGTGACCTCGGTGAACCACATCTGATGCTCCCGCATAAAGACGCGCATATAGTCCGGGACAGCCAGTTCCCGGGGGGAGATCAGAAAGAACTTGATGTCGTTGAACTTGGCCAGGGCCTTGATGAGAGAGTGGACCGTGCGGCCGTTTTTCAGGTCGCCGCACAGCCCAACGCACAGCCCGTCCACGCCACCCCGCAGGCGGGTGATGGTGGTCAGGTCTGCCATGGTCTGAGTGGGGTGCATATGGCCGCCGTCCCCGGCGTTGACCACCGGGACATTGGAGTACAGGGAGGCCGCCTTGGCAGAGCCCTCCCAGGGGGTGCGCATGACCACCACGTCAGCGTAGTTGGAGACCATTTTGACCGTGTCCTTTATGGACTCGCCCTTGGATACCGAGGAGGAGTTGGGATCCGCAAAGCCAAACACGGAGCCCCCCAGACGCATCATAGCCGTTTGAAAGGAGAAGTTGGTGCGGGTGGACGGCTCATAAAACAGGTTGCAGGAGACCCGGCCCCGGCAGGCGTCAATGAACTGTTCCGGAGCATCGATGATCTCGCTGGTCCTGGCGTACAGGCGCTCCCACTCCTCACGGGTCAAATCACCAAAATCGATCAAATGTCGCATTGCGGCCCTTCCTTTCCTCGCTTCATTCCAATTCGTGTTATTCTATCACAAAGCGCATGGCCCTTCAACCACCAAGCGCGATTTTTCCGGTTTGGCGGCGCATGATTTTTCCCGGCGGACACACCATATATCTGTGTGAAATAGACAGGTGCGGAGGTAGATGGCTTTGGAATGGATCTGGTATTTTATCTGGTACAGCTTTCTGGGCTTCCTGCTGGAGGTGGGGTATGCCCGGTGGACCGGTGGGAGGCGGGACCGGAAGTGCTTATTGCTGCTGCCTCTGTGTCCGGTGTACGGCCTGGGGGCCTGTGTAGTGCTTCTGCTGCCCCCGTGGGTGCTGGAGCGGCCCCTTTTGCTGGTGGTGGCGGGAGGAGCGGCGGCCACCGGAGTGGAGTATGGGATGGCTCTGTTCTATGAGCGGGTGCTTCGGGTCTCCTTCTGGAATTATGACGGGCTGACGGGCAGCATCCACGGCCGGGTTTGCCTACCCTTTGCCCTGGCCTGGAGCCTGTTGATCCTCCCCCTGGTGTATCTGGTCCATCCGGCTGTGGCCCGCCTGGCGGACGGCATCCCGGCCCCGGTGTCCTGGGCGGTCCTGGCCGCCCTGATTGGGGATCTGGCCATTTCCGGCTTGATTCTCCGGCAAACCGGGGACCGGGCCTGCCTGCAATGGTATCACCGCCAGTAGAACTGCCTCTTTTTGGGCAGGGAGCTGCCCGAAAAAGAGCAGGATTTTTTTGTAAGTCCGCCAAAATGTGACCGTTTTGTGTTCGGAAAATGAATCTTTAAGATAAAAAAACAGAATATCAAGTTGGCACAGTTCTTGCTTCTAATAAAGGGCAGACGCCCGATTTGCGGGAAAACCGTAGACAACAAAGGAAAGGACTGTTTAAGATGGACGAAAGGCTTGATTTTCTGTTTTTGACAGAGGAGGAGGCTGTTCAGGCTGGGGCCAAGGATATGCCGCGCTGTATCGAAGTGATGGACGAGATGTTCAGTCTGCTGGGCCAGGGAGACTATCTGATGGGCACGCCAAACCAGAATGCCCATGGGATCAAGATCTATTTTCCGAAGGAGACTCCCTTCCCCAATATGCCGGTGAAAGGTCCGGACCGCCGCTTTATGGCTCTGGTGGCCTATCTGGGAGGCCGCTTCAATGTGTGCGGAGAAAAGTGGTACGGCTCCAACATCGCCAACCGGGACAGAGGACTTCCCCGCTCCATTCTGACTACCCTGCTGAACGACCCGGATACCGGGGCTCCCATTGCCTTCCTCTCCGCAAACGCGCTGAGCTCCACACGGACGGGTGCGATCCCTGCTGTGGGCGCCAAGTATTTTGCCAAAAACAACATAAAAGTTTTGAGCGAGATCGGCGCCGGTGTGATCGGCCGGGCCTGTGTGGCCGCGCTGATGGCGGTACTGAAGCAGGTGGAGGAAATCCGGATCTATGACATCAATCAGGAGGCGGCCCAAAAATACTGTCAAGAGCTGAGCGAGACCTATGGCGTCCGGGTTGTGGCGGTAGAGAGTGTGGAAGCGGCAGTCCGTGGGGCCGATGTGATCAATGTCGCTACCGCGGGGGCGGTGTCACCGGAGATCCATGATGAGTGGCTGAAGGAGGGCGTGCTCCTGACCCTGCCGGCCAGTGCGGCGCTGAGTCTGGACACCATGAAGAGCTCACGGATCGTGGTGGACAACTGGAAGATGTACGAGGCATATGCCCAGGAGCTCCGCGGCCTTCCCGGAGGTTATGCCGCCAATTTGAGCGGGATCTGCGGCTATCTGATGGATTTGGTGGAGAGCGGAGAGATCCCGCAGAAGGACATCGTCAACCTGGGCGATGTGATTGCCGGGAAGCAGGAGTGCCGCAGAAACGATCGGGAGCGGGTCATCTTTATCATGGACGGGATGCCCATTGAGGATCTGGCCTGGGGCTATACGGTCTATGAAAATGCCAAAAAGATGGGCCTTGGGACCAAGCTGAATCTATGGGAAAAGACCCGCTGATTTGACATCTCAATTATCATAACGAGGAGAAACGGAGGAGACATCCATGTCAGTCAATGACTTTTTACTGGATTTTGCAGTTGCATCTGTATTTATTATGATCGGCCAATTTCTCCGCGCAAAAGTAGGTTTTATACAGCGCTTCTTCATTCCTGCCAGTATGCTGGCCGGCTTTATGGGGCTGGCCTTCCGCTATGTGTTCCCGGGCTTCCTGCCCATGTCTGATTCCATCGGCTCTTATCCCGGTATGCTGATCATGGTCATCTTTGCCGCGGTCGGCATCAATGGCTTTACCATGAACAAGGGCGGCTCCAAGGGAGACGTGGCCCGCATGAGTTCCTATCTCTCCTATAAGATGGTGGCGCAGGTGATCCAGTACGGTCTGGTGCCCGCCTTCTCAATTCTGGTGATCTCCAATCTGTGGCCTGAGATCAATTATGGCTTTGGCCTGCTGCTGGCGGCCGGCTTCTCCGGTGGACACGGCACCGCAGCCGCCGTGGGCAGCAGCTTTGCGAATCTTGGCTTTCCGGACGCCCTGGACATCGGTCAGACCTGTGCCACTGTGGGGATCCTCGCTGGTGTATTCGGTGGAATGTTTTTTATCAAGCTGGGCACCAAAAAGGGCTGGACCAAGTACATCAAGGACTTTTCCTATCTCTCCGGCGAGCTGAAGACTGGCCTGATCCCTCCGGAGAACCGCCCCGCGCTGGCCAAGGCGACAACCTCTTCTGTGGTCCTGGATCCTCTGGCCTGGCACTTTGCCATCCTGCTCACTGCCGCCGGCGCCGGCCGCCTGCTCTATCAGTTTTTCTATGACACCTTCAACTTTGACGGCCCATCTTACCTGTACTCCTTCCTGGTGGCGCTGGTCATGTTTGCGGTCTTTAAAAAGACTGGTGTGGAGCAGTACATCGACCCCGACCTTACCAACCGCATTTCCGGCACCTGTACAGACTATCTGGTGTTCTTCGGGATCGCCTCCATCGACCTGGGCATCATCGTAAAGTATGCGATGCCGCTGCTGGTGCTGCTGCTGTTTGGTATTTTCATCGTGGTCATCACCCTGTTGTATTTCGGCCCGGCCATGAACAAGGGCAGCTGGTTTGAGCGTGCGCTCTTTGTGTTCGGGTATTCCACCGGTGTGTTTGCCATCGGCTTCATCCTTCTGAGGATCGTAGACCCGGAGAATAAGTCCCTGACTCTCAATGACACAGCGTTTGCCTGTATCTTTACCACATTCAGTGAGCTGTTTACCTGGTCCTTCGGGCCGATGATGCTGCTCAATGGACAGCACTGGCTCTTCATCGGGATCCAGCTGGCCATCATGGCGGTGTGCATCATCGTCAACCTTGTGATGAAGTGGTGGTGGATCAAGCTGCCCCTGACCCGTCCTGCTGTGGGGGAGGACGAGGGGTAACAGACTGTTCTGCGCAGACGAGCTCAGTCTAACCTCAGAATCTTGGAACAGAGGGGAACTGCTTCCCCTCTGTTCCGGTTCCATCTTGCCTTCCCGCTCCTTGTCTGATATGATAAATGCGATCCACACCGTCTCTGACAGCGCTGTGTTCGGAAAAGGAGTGAACCCATTTGGAGTTTTTGGAAGCGTCAATTTTTCAAAAGGGTTATATTGATGGTATCACCATTTTAAATCTGGATGGAGAGATCCTGTTTTCCGCGAAATTCAATAAGAAGCTGTCCAATCTGGATGAGGCGCAGCAGCTGATCGGACAGAATTTCTTAGATGTATACCCGAATCTGACGCCGCAGAGCAGCACGCTGTACCGCGCGATGCAGTTTGGACGGCCGGTCTATGAGGAAAAGCAGTATCTGAAAAAACGCGGAAAGGATGGGATCCTGATCACCTCCATCTCTTTCCCCATCAAAAATGGGGATCGGATCGTGGGTGCGATCGATCTATCAATGCAGGAATCGGAGGAGGAAGAGGATGGACTTCCAAACAGCAGGATCGAACTGAGCCGGGACAGCTTCCAGCGGGACCGGACGCAGAAGCTGTCAACCAGCGCCTCTGCGGCTTTCCGCACTGAGGATATTATCGCGGTCAACCAGAAAATGTGCCAGGCCAAGGACTATATTTCCGTGGTGGCCTCCTGTGACCTTCCGGTCATGCTCTGCGGGGAGACAGGGACAGGAAAAGACGTCTTTGCGCAGGCGATCCATAACGCCAGCGCGCGCCGGGATGGACCGTTTATCGCCCAAAACTGTGCCGCGATCCCGGATACCCTGCTGGAGAGCATCCTGTTTGGTACGGCCAAGGGCGCCTTCACCGGTGCGGTGGAGAGTAAGGGGCTTCTGGAACTGGCCGACCACGGTACGCTTTTTCTGGATGAGTTGAATTCTATGCCGATCTATTTACAGTCCAAGCTGCTTCGGGTGCTTCAGGACGGGACCTTCCGAAGCATTGGCTCGACCGAG